CCGCAAACCTCCCTTTATTATTCTCTTCAAGTGATGGGTGACGTACAAGACAAGACGAACGCATACGCTGCGCTTGACGAAGACGACGTTACTGCATACTTGGATTCTCTTATCAACGATTTAGAACCACAGTGTGACTGCGCAGAATGAATCCTTACGAAAAACTACTAGCGCGTAAGCGCAAATGGACACCCGTCCAGACCACTGCAGGTAAGCTCGCAGAGGGTGCGGAAGAGACTATCTACCGTGCCCTTGCTATTCGTCACATGGAGCTGCCTGTAGGCGATTTTATTGAAGATGCTCTCAAAAATGAAGTTCCGCAAGCAAGTGTGGACCTCCTTCGATCAAACATTAGGGACGAGGAGAACCACGACCTCGCGTTGGGTTACATCGCCAACGCTATCGGAGTTGATGAGAAAGCTGAGGCGGAAGCCAAAAGGCTCCGGGACGCTTGGATTGCGCATCCAGATCACACGATCTCGAAAGCACTGGTTGCCGAGCGTGCGATTTTCTTCGTGCTCCTCCCCTTTTTCCGTTTCAACGGTGACGCTGGACTGAGAACCGTCTCTGCTGACATCAGCCGTGACGAGCAAGTCCATGTTGCTACCAACTCTCTGGTGTGTACCGAACTTGGTCTCACACCATCACCTTCCCTTGATAAACTGCGTAAAGCAACTATCAATTGGGTCCTTGAGCCACTAGGTAGAAATGCTCAGGGCAATAAATTTTTAGACAAAAAATTTTGGCTGGATTCCAGCGATAATCTGATGTATCAGGGCAAAGCACCTGAACTTTCTGCCACCAGATCCGCTCGGATGCCAGCGTTCTTTGAACACAGCAATGTCAATCTCCCTAAGTACGCTTAAACTACACAATGAACGACTGAATGTTTTGTTTGCTGATATGCAAGCATACTTCAGTGCTCCTCCACCCAAACCTGGCGATACTATTGAAGAGATTATGTATAGGGCGGGTCAACAATCCGTCCTAGATTATTTACAAAAACAATTGGAGGAATCGTAATGTGTTTTGGAGGAGGGCAACAACAGCCTACTATTCCAAGACCGCCTACTACACCGCCACCGCCACCGGTACCACCGCCGCCGCCGACACAGACTCGCGCACCTGAACCTCTGCAAAACAATCGCAACCAAGTTGCTATTCGTGAAGCAGGTGCTGGAAGGCGCTCTAGTCAAGAGCAACGTGCTAAGCGTAAGTCTTTGACTGTTGGTTTGAATACTGGCATTGGCATTGGGTCTAACACCAAAGGTGGAGGACTCAACTTGTGAAGAAGGCAAGGTCTCGCTATGAACAGCTCTCTAGTTCTCGTTATGAGTTCTTGGATGTAGCTGTCGAATGCTCACGCCTTACTCTTCCTTATCTGATTCGTCAAGATGAAACACCGGAGACTCACAAGAATCTCCACACACCTTGGCAGTCTGTCGGCGCTAAAGCAGTGGTGACGTTGGCTTCTAAGCTGATGCTCGCCCTGCTTCCTCCGCAGACTAGCTTCTTTAAGCTACAGATTCGGGATGATAAACTAGGTGTTGACCTGCCTGTTGAGGCAAGGTCTGAGCTTGACCTATCTTTCTCTAAGATGGAGAGGATGGTCATGGATTATGTCAACAGCTCTAACGATAGGGTTGTTGTTCACCAAGCAATCAAACATCTGATTGTAGGTGGTAATGCCCTTATCTATATGGGCAAAGATGGTCTCAAGCACTACCCGCTCAACAGATTCGTTGTGAATCGTGACGGCAACGGTAATGTTACTGAGATCGTAACTAAAGAACTCATCGCTCGTGAAGAGCTGGGCTTTGAAATCAATGAGCCTAAGCCCAATGCTCCTGGTGATGACGGAATCAAACAAGGCTCGCAGAAGGATGACGTTGAAGTGTACACTTACGTCAGACTAGATTCGTCCAGTGGTCGCTGGGTCTGGCATCAGGAAGCGTTCGATCAGATCCTTCCTAACAGCCGAAGCACAGCACCTAAGAACGCTAGCCCTTGGTTAGTCCTTCGTTTCAACACCGTTGACGGTGAAGACTATGGACGTGGTAGAGTTGAAGAGTTCCTGGGAGACCTACGTTCTCTTGAGGGACTGTCTCAAGCTCTCGTCGAAGGCAGCTCCGCTGCTGCAAAGGTGGTGTTCCTTGTGTCTCCTAGTAGCACAACGAAACCACAAGCTCTTGCCCAAGCAGGCAACGGCGCTATCGTTCAGGGTCGTCCTGACGATGTGGCTGTTGTACAAGTCGGTAAAACTGCTGACTTCTCTACTGCTTCACAGATGGCAGCGAGTATTGG